TTAGTTTTATCAGGAGCCACAAAGGGTGGGATATTGAAAATAATTTAACCATGAATTTTTTAGAAAATGTTTTTGACCTACAAAATTATTTTGAACGTAAGCAAATACCTTATGTGATGTACAACTCTCTGCCTAACGATTTTGGCAATGGCACAGCAGATTTTGAAGTCATTAGGAACGCGATCAACATGGATAGATTTTTTAGCCCTAATATTAGTCATTTGGAATTTGTAACAGATCGAAATTTAATTGTAAGTCCAACCGATCCACACCCATCAGCAGAAGGACATCAACAATGGGCAACACAACTAATGGAATTTATAGATGCTAACAATCTACGCACCATTCAGTAATAAGAACAGCAAGGCATGGGAAGTGTTCAACGGTGTCGAGAAAACATGGCCTGACCAGATTGTCAAATTAGACAACGCAGTAGAAACAGATCCAGTGCCTAATTCGATGTTCTGGGGATTTGTTGGCAACAACAGGGAAATGGTCAAGAAGTGTGAAGCACGTAATTACAACTACTGGTTCACTGACACACCTTACTTTGGAAGATTTGACAACAACAATCTGAAACCTGACAACCATTATTGGCGTGTGTGTAGGAATGCCATACACGTGCCTTACATAAAAAATTGCAAAGCAGATAGATTCGAGAAGTTTGGAATGAAGATCAAGGCACCAAACTTCGCTGGCAAGTATGTTTTGGTATGTCCTAGTAGTGCAGGTATACACAACTACCTAGACAGACCCAATTGGACGAACGAGACCATGGAGCAGATCAAGAGATACACAGACAGACCAATCCGACTTCGACACAAGCCTAGGGGCAGGGGTACATCAGGACCGAGCGAGGCCAAGGTACCCCTATCCGAGGACCTCAAGGAGGCCTGGTGTGTGGTGACAAGTTGTAGCATAGTGGCCGTTGAGGCCATGTGTGAAGGTATACCTGTGTTCTGTGATGATAAGAGTTTTGCTGTTGATGTCGGGAACGTTGAACTGTCAGATATAGAAAATCCATACTACGGTGGTCCTGAGCCTTGGTTGTACAGTCTGGCCTACCAACAGTTCACACCGGAAGAATTAGAGAACGGTACGGCAGTTGAGATATTGATGGACAAGGGAATATTATGAAGATAGAAAAATTAAGTGGAGGTTTATGGGTACCGTCCGCAGACGCACAAATAGAAAAATGGCGGGAAAAGGGACACCCTTACATGCAGGACACCTGTCTCGATAAATTTCTCCAATGGTGCAAAATACAGAATAAGAAATTCAATCTCATAATCGACATAGGGGCATGGTGTGGAACTTGGTCTATGGCCATGCAACAGTATGCAAAGCACGTTCATTGTTATGAACCTAACAAGTTGCACTATGAATGTCTAGCAAGGAACATGAGTGCTCACAGTCATGTTAGATTGTACAATCAAGCAATAGGCAATGATGACGGATTTGTGAAGTTGACCGAGGAAAGCGCCACACAAAACACTAGGGTGTTGTTGGAAAAAGGTAAAACCAAGATCAACAAGTTAGATTCTTTAGATTTAAAAGGGGTGGATTTCATAAAGATAGATGTTGAAGGATTGGAGATGGAAGTGCTCAAGGGTGCGGAAAAAACTCTAGAAAATGTTGAATACTTGATGATTGAGTTGAACGGCAACAGTGAGAAATACGGTAGCAGTAAGAGAGATATCAAGGAGCATTTGAAATCCTTAGGATTCAAAGTGCTGATCAAAACTTGGCCAGATATAATCTATTACAAAGCATGATGTACGAATATTTGAAAGAACTGAAATCAAAACAAGAGTTCATGCCTTCGAGGATACTAGATATAGGTGCGTGGAATGGATTCTGGACCAAAAACGTCAAACCTATCTGGCCCAATGCTCATTACACCTGCATTGAAGCAGGACAAAAACACGAGAAAAGATTAAAAGAAGTAACCGACGATTATCATATCGCGGTGCTTGGAGACAGTGACAGGGAAATAAAAATGTACCTCCGTGAAATTGACAAGGGTAACAAGAAAAAAGTCACATACACAAAAGGTTCAACAGTGTTTGGTATTTTCAAAGATTATGAGATCAGACAGATGAAAACGTTGGATCAGTTAGTTGGCAAGGATGCCCAGTATGATTTGATCAAACAAGATGTTCAGGGTGCTGAGATAATGGTCATGAATGGTGCCCCAGATATATTCACACGTGCAAAATACGTGATACAAGAAGTCAACATACACAAGGATAAGCAGTTTCCAGATATGCCATCTGAAAATGAAATGGACGAATACATGTTCCACCTAGGATTCAATAACAGTGAGATAATAGAACAAAAACCAAACGGTGATCAGATAGACAAGATTTATTTTTGATTTTACGAGCTAAAAAGATTTATTAGTTCCTTCTTCCAGTCATCTGCATACTCACAATCTCGGTAACCATCAAACCATGGACCACCTTCCGTGTAGTGTAATACTTTTGGTGTGCCGTCCCTTGGCTCCTTGTACCAGCCTACCAACCAGTTGTACTCTGCGGGCATTGAACCTATCTCGTTGTCATCCAACCAACTGAACCTGTGTAGGAACTTTGGTGATTCTTCGTTCAATAGTTCTGGTGTGAGGATTTTATTCTTGGGGTGTTCGCAGTTCCAAAGCACCATGCTTGACCAGTTCTTCCTGGGATATGATGTCTGCACCTGTCCGTCCATCTTGGTTGTTTCTTTTGGTGCATAGTCGTGTTGTACAACCACAACCGCTTTGCTTGGATCACAGTATTTCACAAGTTCATGGCTTGGAATCTTCCAAAGGAAATCACAATCACAGAACACTGCCCAACCCTTGAAGTCATTCATGTATGGTACGAAGAACCTTGTGAATGTGAATTCAGTTGATGCCAATTTGTCCACGGGCCTGGTGTACAGTCCTTGGTCTCGCATCTGTTTTTGCTTGAGGGGGATGACTTCTGCTGACGGATCTCTTCTTTTTATAGAATGCTCACAGACTTGGTAAGCAATATCTTCTCTGCTGTCGTGTCCTACATATATTTTCATTATTGAATATTTAAGTGTTCTGCAATTTTTGGCAAATAATTTTTAATATGTATTTTTCTATATGAATCTCTTTTAGATATGATCTCCTTAAAAGTGTTCAACTCATTAGACGTCGATTTCTTTGATGCTAACGCTGATTGTATTCTTTTTTTAATTCCATCAATGTTTGTTACATGAACAGTATATTTTGGATGTATAGTTTCTAAATTTTCTAATGCTTCTCTCAATATGTTCTTTGGTAGTACATGCAACTGCAAATATTCAGGATCATATAGGAGGCTAAGTCTTAGATGTATCTTATGTTTGTTACTAAAATTTATTATGTTAGGAATATCCAATAGATTAAGATTTTGCACAACAAAGGTAATCTGGTACGTTGCATTTGGTAATGTTTTAAATTTTTTAACATTATTTTCTATATCTGTCCAGTTTGACGGGAATCGCAAATAATTATTGGTTTTGCCCACGCCATCAATGCTGAAGATCAATTTTACTTCTTTGAATCTGGATAGTATGGCATGAACATGTTCTGCATATTGCGTTCCATTTGTTGTTATCCATACAGAAAGAGTGTTTGCTACCTCCTTGGTTGCTAGCCTTTGTAAAAGTGAAATTATTTTTGGATTCATCAAGGGTTCACCACCTTGCAAAGTTATGTTGTTAACGTTGTTATCGACTATTGCAGTGATAAATGATTGTAATCTTTCTTCAGTGATGTCGTAATCTTTTTGATCTAAATTTTCTAGTCCTAGTGCATTATTTTCAATCAATAGTTTGCTACTACTGGCACCTGTACACATCTGACATTTCAAATTACAAAGATTAGTGATATCGAGATTGTAATCTTCTGGATGTGCTAAATTTTGTTTTTTAAGGTGTCTGAGGTAGTATTCTGCAGGTTTGTTGCCGATTATTCCGTAGTGTAGATTAGCATATTGCCTCTCACTTTTAATACCTTGCTCCTCTTTAAGGACACACTGTTTACATTCTGGAGGCATGCTTCCTTCTATAAAGAGATTTTTTACGTGATTTCGGTATTGGCTGTTCCAGAAATCATTTACCAAATCTGTTTTAAGATTAAAATCCTTTTTATTTTTGAACTTAGACCAACTAGGCTTTATATTACAACAAGTTTTTATTACTCCGCTAGTGTTTACACGAACACTGTTAAACGGTTTAATGCAAAAAAAGTTTTTATTTTTCATGTAATAGTAGACGGATTTCTTTTATAGAATGCTCACACACTGAACGTATTTAAATCAAAGGTATATAGACTATTATTTTCTTCCTGAAACTATTTGGTGTATTTGTTTCCAATTACTTACACGAATAATGTCAGGATGATTTAGGTCTTGATTGTATGGATGGTCTATTAATATAGGCTTTAAACCGTATTTGAGCCCCAATACAGCGTTCTTTGGCTTGTCCTCGACCCAATATAGTCCGGTATCATGGAACTCCGCTAAAGCACTGTCTTTGTCTGCTCCTGTGCCTAGTATATGGTAATTTGTAAATATATGTTCTCCAAACAGTTCTCCCAGTCTTTTCTTACGTAGTTCCTGTCCCGGTATGTCTGATGTCTGCGATGTGATAGGTATGAACGTCCAACCCTCTGCGGCTAACAGTTTGACCCATGTCTGTGATTCCAACATTGGTCTTTGTGTTCCCATCCAAGCACTCCTGTTGAATTCCCTGATTTCTTGTCTGATTGTGTCTTTGCTGACTCCATACCTGACGGACATGTCATATTCGTCCAGCATGTCTGGTAATTGCTTATATGGATAATATCTTGTTCCGTCTTTATTAAAATATGATCTCATCGACATCCATTTACTAAAATGGTGTTCCCACTCTAAAAGCACCCCATCAACGTCTGTGAGTATTATTCTATTTGATGTCTGCATCTTCCATACCTGCTACTCTCAGTTTAACAATGTTCGTGATCTGCCATTGTTTCTGATCAAGTCCTTTGGTGATGCCTAGCCATTGATTCCTTATCAATGCAAAGTCATTTATAATTTTGTCCATGTCGACGACATCGTCTTCACCGTCCACGTACTTCTCTGCATCTCTGCTTGATAGTGCTCTGTTGTAATTTTCTAGATATTTCCTAAAGGTCTTTGATCTCAATCTCCTCAACTCAATGTTTAGGTATTCAAGTATCGCTTCTAGTTGTTGTAGTTGGCTGAATCTCTCTTCCACTATGCCCGGTAGTGCGGCACTTGCCCGCTCCAGGTTGCCGTATATCTTGCACTGTTTCTTGGCCTCAATCAATTCCTTTTCAAAGTATGCCACACAGTCTGGTATTTTTGCTAGGTTTCTACTGACTTCGTTGTACCAATTAATCATCTTCACTGTATCCGTCTGACTCTTCGTCTTCCTCGAATACAGTGTTAATTGCTTCTTCTAACTTAGGATCGTATTCGGCAGACGCTTTGATTTCGTCATGTTCTACACCAATGTCTTCTAAACTTTTAATGAAGTCTATAGCACAATCCAGTTTTTGTCTTTCTGGAACGTAATGTGTTATGGAGTTCCATAATCTTTCAATGTCCTCATGTGTAAAGTCTATCATTACTCTTCTTTTTTACTCTTTGTGTTTGTTTCTACTTCAATTGGTGCATCGGTATCTTCTGTTTCAGTAGGTACCTCTTCCTTAAACTCTGCCATTATCATATCTAATTTATCACCTGTCCACGCTTTCCTAAAGTCTATGTGTTCCTTACCTGCTTTATCGATGTACTTCAGCCTATTCCCTTGTTGTACAAGTAACCCTTTTTTCTCAAACAAGTCCACGAGTCCACTGTATGGATCCATACCTGTGTCATAAGGAATTTTCACTTGTACACCTTCAAACGGTTTAGCGTATCTGGTCTTCATTACTTTACAAGCGGCCCTGATACCTCTCACTTCTGATATCTTGTTGCCTTTCTCGTCCTCTTTCAATTTCAGTTTCTTCATCGCAATAACGATAGAACTTGCATAGATGAAACCTTGTCCACCTGATATTTTGTCATCTGGATCAAACATGTCCTGTGATGCGTATGTGTGGTTGGTCGCTATAAGTCCCACATTCCAACTACCAAACATATTCACACAGTTCCTAACAAGTGCCGTCAGGGCCTTGGGTTTTCTACCTAGGTCACCCTTCATGTCACCTGCTTCAAACTGGTTAACGTCTGTTGGTGTAAGCATCATACCCAAACTGTCTATGACGAATAGTACTTTTGGTGCACCCTCTTTGTTGTCTGCGTGTTGCTCCCTGTAACCTTTCATGAACTCCGATATGGTCTTTGCTACATCGTCCACCATTGACATGCTCAATTTCAGAAGTTTGTCTTCTGATGTGTCCACTTTCAATGCCTGTAGCCATTGCTCGTCGAGTGCGTTCTCTGTGTCAATCAGTATAACGAAGATGCCTTGCTCCTGTGCGTTCTTGATAATGTTTCCTGATGCTATGTAACTTTTACCTGCTCCGGATTCACCCGCAAGTACTGTAACCTTGCCTAGTGGAATTCCTTTGTTGAAATCACTGGTCATCAAATAGTTCAATGCGTAATTTCCTGTTGAGATCCAG